AGGCCCTAAAAATACAGGCACCTCGTCTGCTCCGTGAGGAGTAGGTTTCTTAGCTACTCTTCCGTTAGAAAGAACTACTGTGTTCATTTCTTTATCGTAATAATCATATACATCTATCCAATCTTCATCATCATAATCTTCGTTTCTTGGAAGTTTAATATTGTATTGGCTTTCAACTAAGTCTTTAGATTTTTTAACTTTATAACAAGCCCACTCTAGCCCTTCACTACCAAGTCCCCAATATGTGTGCATTGGATCCCAAGGTGTAATATCTACATAAGTATCTTCATCTTTATCTTTAACAAGTAAAGCTCTACCTGCATACCAACCTCTTAGTGTAATATACCAAGCTAGTTGATTTTTAATTGAAGGCATAGATGATTTTTTAATTCTTTCGTCAGCACTTTTCAAGATGCCTAGAAAGAATTTTTCTTTCTTATTATTCTTTTTCCTATCTTCTTCTTTTTCAGAAACATTAGGAATCCTAGCTACCATTTCACTTCCTATAACAAAGGAAATTATTTTATCTGCATAGGTAGAAGGTTCGTTAGATGTGTAAGATTGGTAGCCGTCACCTGCATCATATGGATCTAATCTGTAAAGAGAAAAATCTCTGTCCATTCTGTTTCTTAATGGTTCAGTAGCATCATAGTGACTCTCTACTTTATCTATAATTTTTTCAGGTTTATAACTAGCTTTTGCCATTTACCATCTCCTTACACGGATTGATGTTCTATTTTCTATATGTGCATAACCAAAATGGTTTATCAAACCATAGATTACGGCTTTTATTCCATGATTATACTTATCTTCAGGTTGATTGCCAACTATATTTCCATCTCTATCTGTCTTCCACTTGTACACAAGTGTCTGTCCATTAAATGGATTTGGAGCTGACCCAAACTCTGATAAAATTCCTTTGCATTGTTTATTAATAATTAATCTTGGCTCACCATTTGGAGCTAATTTTAACATAGATTTTAATTTTTCTGTACCATCATTGATCTTAACTTTCTGAGAATCAAGGTACAATCCTGTTTCGTTTAACCAAATTTCTGCAGGAGCTGCCATAGCTTGATGTTGATACCCTGCTACATCAATTACTCCGAACTGTACATCACTCCACCATTCTCTGTTCTGACAAATATTAATCATTTCTTCCGTAATAAGTGACTGTTCATAGACTTCGTCGATAAGTCTAACTTGGTCATTGCTGATCTGTATCGCTTCGATAGCATAGCCGCCTGCATAACCCGGATCGATCCACAAGTGGACGGGTTCCCCTTGTATATACTTAGCTTCTTCTGATATATGTTTGTCAGTTCTGAATTCTTGGAAGACGACTCCTTTAGGTGGTGAAGGAATACCTTCAATCCTTTCCATAAAGAAATCATCACTAGCCTCATTCTTAAGTTTTTGTATTTCAGGGTCATCTTTGCCTCCCGGATATAAATGTTTGTTCGTATAAGAAGGTAAGGAAAAAGATTTTTCATCTCCTTCTCCGTATTTCCATGACTGAAATAATTGTGGGTACCAACCAAGGCTACCTTCAAATGTTCCTGCTAAAAATAACCATGCTGCTTTAGGTGCACATCTACCTCTTATCCTGTAATAACTTTCTAAATCTAACTGACTAGCCTCGCATCCTATAATTCCATCGGGTGCTCTCATAGCTAGAGTACGAGGGTCTTTAGCAGACTTGGTTTCAATAACAGTTCCGTCAGATAATTCTATTCTCCCCGGATCTACTCTCTTAGAAGCCTTTTTTAAAAGGCCTAATTTAGCAAAATCTTCTACTAAATACTCAAATTCTGCCCTAGTTCTGCCGTAATCTGCAGCAACTAACCAATATAAACCCTTTTCTTCTGTTTCAAATATTCTTCTAAGCAAGAATTTACTAGCGATCATGCTTTTTCCTGCTTGTTCTCCGCCTGCTACAAGGGTAAATCGTTTATCATTATCTAAAATTACTCTTTGTTCGTCAGTAGGTTCAAACCCTACTTTATCATAAAGAAAATTAGTTAATTCATTTTGTGTTTGAGTCATTAATTATGTCCTCTGCTTCCTGTTCAGCCTTTGTTTTAGCCTGTTTTGACTTAGCCATCTTTCTAAATTCGGAAATAAGCTGTCTAGAATCATCACCTGTGTTGTCAGATTGTTTATATCTCTCAGGTAAGTGGGCATTTAACATGGTTATCAGTAAAACAGGTCTACCATAATCACCTTTTTCTACCATTTTGTCTATTAACTGAAAAGCTTTACTTTCTAATCCCTCTCCAACAGCTAACTTTTCATCATCAAAGCTTTGCTTAAACTCAGGATCTTGCTTAAACCAATCATATACAGTATCTCTACTTATATTTAACCCCGAAACAGCAGAAGAAATTGTCTTTGTTTCCTTGTATTTCTCTATAAAATCAGATTTAATCTTATCTTTCTCTTCATCTGTATATTTTGCCATTGTCTAATCCTCCTACTTGAAATATAATAACTGTGTTGACTTCTATAGTCAACTATCTCCTTGAAAAAAGGGGAGGCACGAATCAAAAATAATTCCCTTCCTCCCCTTTATCTTTCTTTTTTCTTTATATACTTTCTTTTTTCTTTCTTATTTGCTTGACTACTTTTTTGCCATTGCTTATAATTTGCAAAGGGGAAGGGAATACCATATACCAAAAAGCATTATTATCCCCTAATTAAAAGGGGATAATATTTGCTATACCACATAGCATATAATAGCTACACCAAATCACTTTTTGCAAAAAAATTCTGTCAAGGGTATGTACAGCCTATGATCAGGAAAGCTAAGGTATGCCCCCTTGGTTCTTTTTGCTAAGTATCTTGTTGTGAATGGATATATGAAAAGCAAAAAGCAACCAATTTGGCAACCAAGCTTTCCTTCAAGGTGTATTAATAGCATGGCTTCGCTTTGCGAAGTTGCTTTTTTTATATTGTCGGATATGTAAGATAATATTCTATTAGCCATAAAAAAAGCAAGTGTGCTATTAACACACCACAGGCAATGCTATTTGGGTGTCTATATTCTTCAGTGCAACGGCTTGAACTGTATGCTAGCTTGTACAGTTTGCATGATCTGTCGAAAGTTCAAGCCATTGCGAAATTTGCTTGGCTTGTCTTCTTCGCAGGATGGATGTGATAGAGCAAATTCCGATTGGGTATCGTGCCATTCTAGACTTTAACTTGCAAAGAGCACATTGCCCTGAGCATTGCCTGTTCGTTTGGTAGTATAAAGCTTCCCTATGCCATTCGTGCCTTGTGTACTTGGTAGGATTTGTATTTTTGCCTGACAAACATAATATTTCCTTTTATGCAGATACAGCTAATTAATATGCATTAAAATACAATTCCCCCAAAAATGTAAAATCGTCCTTCAGGAATCGCAGGAAGGTTCCCTTCGCGATTAATTTTACATTTTCTCCTCTTTGTATTATATGCATGAAGTATTAATTAGCCATATCGCAAAGGAGAATATTATGGCAGACAAAAATTTACAAATCGCTACTCAAGTAGCTAACAAGGCAGAAATGCCATTGGATAAAGCTTTACACTATATCCAAAACGGAACAGGACAAGCATCAGGTAGCAATGCACCTATTGCAGTTGTTAAAGTTCCTAGAAAGAGCCCGATATCTATCCAATCAGGAATTTTTCAGGCTCTATCGAATCCATTCACTGACGAAGAAAGAGCAGAAGCCAATCAGATTATCGAAAAGGCTACACCTGAACTGTTCGACAGAGTGTTTCATGACAAAATAGTACAAGCTTGTCTAGCAAACAATGTCAAGCAGATCGTTGACATGAAGAAGGTTATAGACTCCACAAAGTAGATAGCCATAGGGTGGGTGTTAATAGCACCCACTCTTTTTTTGCTAAGAATATTATTCTATTGTATGGTTACGATTATTTAGTATGCGATAGCGATGGTGTTGACCAAAACTTTTGCAAAAAATTTTATCAAAGTGAATAGAAATCGCATACGGCTCCCCGAATCTATATGATCATACCCACATGGTTGTGATTGTTCACTCTCTTTTGTAAGAAATATATTTTTAGAGCAATTCACTTTAACATATTGCTATTCACATGCGATTCATTAGCAATATGTTATTCTCTTGCTATCTAAAAATATATTTCAACAAAGAGAGTGTTTATTGTGTATTCTAGTTTTAATAAAAGAAATAATGGTATTAAAAAACATAACAAGTATGAGTATGTAAAACCTGAAACGGAAGTATTCAGTTCAGATACAGCATGTAATTGTATCTATAGTATATGCAAGTGTGACAGAGATAATCCTACAAACAGGTTATCTGACGAAGGGTTTGGCAGAGTACAAGACGAATTGTCTGAAGTTCAGCAAGAAGATTACGATGCAGTATATGGTTTAGACAGTTTACCTAAACTGTTTGGTAATAACGATATTATTAATAGTCAGTTCGACAGTAACGATGACTTACCCAAGCAAGCAGGTAGATAATGAACATATTTAATACTATTAATTGCAACTTTAGATGTACTAAAGGAATCATGGGTAGAGCAGACATATGTTCTTATTGTTTCTTTAAGTATGCAGATGAAGACATAGAAAAAGCATTAGATATATGCAGTAAGAGTGCTTTTTTTGGTAGTAACAATACTAAAACAGATAATAATTTATTAAAAATATATTATGAGTTAAGGAATAAATAATGAAAGAATTTGAAAGAGTTAGAACAGGAACAGAAGCTATGACAGCTATAACTAGACTAGCTATATTAAAAAAGAATTGCAACAAGTGTGGCAATCTATTAATGAGAAATATAGATAGCAAACAAATGCTTTCATTAAAAATGAAATGGGTACGAAAAGGATTAGCAACATTACATATACAGTTTCCATTGAACGGGAAGTCTATGATATACGAGCACAGAAACTGTGAGAATCTTAATGAACAGGTTTAATATTTTAATTAATTTTTTTCAACATTGCATTTTATCATGCTTATCGTATACAACTTCCTAAGCATGATACATTTCACTTATGAAAAAAATTACAATTAAAATATTTTTATTATTTATTTTTGGCAAAGGAAAAAAGTTATGTTTATTAGTGAGCAGGACAGTAAAGAAATTGATATTCATTTAAATTATATAAGTTTAGAATCAATAGATTCAGGTAAATATATAGATATGAGTTCAGATGAAATACAAGAATTACTATGGGATAGTGTTCAAGATAATATTATAAGAATAATTCAAGAACATAGAATAGAAGGTATATTATGAGTGATATAGATTGGCGAGAACCAATTAGAAAAGAGAATCCATTATGCAGAAAATGCAAAGAAGATTTAACAAATATAGATATCAATAGAATTAATATAGGTTGGGTAAATTTACCTAACATATTGCAAGCACAAGTATATAGTGAGCATAAAATATGCAAACCAATTAAGAAATTATGGACAAAAGAAAAAGAATAGGCAAGTTAATAAATTTAGTGCCGTGATCCTTTGCCAAAAGGTTAGCCTAATTCAAAAAGTTTAGACACAATAAATATCAATTAACTTGCCTGTCTGTGCATGACTAAGCAAATCAGTTCCCTGATAACTAAGAAATTACTACATAATACAGTAGGGGATTTGCTTAGTCAATATGTTTTTATTAATAGATAATAGAGGAGATAACATGTTTGATCATGAAAATAAATTAGCATTTCAATTTGGTTTAGAAACAAATCATAAAGAGATAGCTAAACAACAATTGCAAGAGGCAGAAGAAATGGCTAATACTTTTAACAAAGTATATATGCCTAAGATAGAAAAGATAGCCGAGTGGCATCAGAGTAGTGATGATAGTACTTTAATACCTGATGTGCTTAGAGAAATATTACTTGGTTGGTTTATGAGTAACCAAGGATTGGCAGGTAATTGGATTAAAAAAGAATTCAATACTATGAAAGCCAACACATAAATTAGTTTTATAATATAATTCAGGGAGAAATTAGCTTATGGAAACAAAAGCAAAACCTAAATTAAATCCTTATGCTGATATAAGGAAAGTATCTTTGGTAGGTACAGATGGTACTAGCTCTTCAGCTTTTGCTATTCAAACCGATACAGGTAAGAGTGGCAAAGGTAAGTGGAATGAAGTTGGTGTTGTTAGAAATGACTATTTGTTAGTCAGTAATCAGCAAGTATTTGATATGGCAAATCATATCACACAACAATCACCTCTCGATTGGGAAGTGAAAAAAGAATTCTTTAATGGTAAGTCATTT